CCTAACCACAGGTAGAGTATAACACACAATAATCTCTCTGTCAACCTTTTCTTTTACGCATCAAGGGCTTGACTCAAGACACTCTTGATACAGGCGCTGCGGGTAATACGAAACTGTTTCGCATTCGCATCGATCAATGATAGAAACTCGCGATCCAATGAAAAGGGAAGATTCGCAACCTGAATGAACATCTGGAGCGAATGAGAAACGAATGGAGCCTTTCGGCCTAAAGCAAAACCC